CAGAGGGGCAAGCAGAGCAAGTTTTAAGCGAATTGTTTTTTGAATTTATAGATTTAGCAAAACGACTTAAACCGAAAATAGTAATTGCCGAAAATGTAAAAGGCATATTACTCGGGCAAGCCAAAAAGTATCCGCGGAAAATTTATGCAGAAATGGATAAAGCCGGGTATGTAACACAACATTATCTACTAAACGCAAAATATATGGGAGTTCCGCAAAAGCGCGAAAGAGTATTTTTTATCAGCGTACGCAAAGATATAGCAAATAAATTACAAACAAATCCGTTTACGGGGTTCCCATTTCTGGATTTGCATTTCAACGAACCCGAAATAACTTTTGGAGAAGTAACCGACGGGAGCGTCGGCACAGAAATAACAACATTGCAAAAGTCAATTTGGGATTTAAGGGAGCCTACCGATAGTAAAGTATCAACCACCGACCAAAGACGGAGGCCGGAGCACTATGCGGAGAGGCGCAAAATAAAGCCCTCATACTCGGCTTACTTCAATAGGGTATATGTACATAAAGAAAAGGTTTTAAACACAATAACAAGCCACGGACATACGCAATTATTACTTTACAATCGGCCGTATTATATAAGCGAACGGGATATTGTATTGTGCGGTACTTTCCCGCAAGACTACAAATATAATGGCAGCCCCGGCTATGCAATCGGCATGAGTGTACCGCCGGTAATGACAGCTCAAACAAAGCAAATCAGATGTTACAAAATTAGGCAATTAAAAAATGAAGAGAAAAATGCAGTATACAAAAGCCCAGTTTGAAAAAGCAATCGAAGGCTCGGGCGGCATTATTACACAGATAGCAAAAAAGGTCGGTTGTGCAAGGCAGACGGCATACAATTGCATAGAGAAATTCGAGTTGCAAAACGCCGTGAAAGCCGAAGCCGAAACGATATTGGATTTGGCCGAAACGAAATTGGTGCAGAACATCAATAACAATGATAATACAGCAATCATCTTTTATCTTAAAACAAAAGGCAAAAATCGGGGATATGTAGAACGTCAAGAGATAAAGGCCGAACTTGAAGCAGTCGATTACAAAGAAAAGTTGGAACTAAACGAAGCAGAGCAAAAAGCATTACAATCAGTATTTGAACGGAGGGCGTTAAAGGAATGAATTATTTTAAAACGAGAGTATATGACAGAGGAAGCGGGCGGGTAAAGATTGAAACCGTAAGAGCAAAAAACCGACAGCATGCGAGGTATGCAATATTGGAACGAGGGTATGATATTATCGAGGAACCGTACATCGTTCCGGCACCGTCAACAAAGTGGAATAACGGTCGTGCAGGTCGCGGTTTCAAAGAAAACCGTTATTAATGAGGGTAAGCAGTGAACAAATCTAAAATAGCAACCGCACTGGCGTCTGACTTTTATTCGTTCTTTTGTGAGTTCTGGGATGTTGTAAACACAAACGACTACATCCCGGCACCGCACATCAAAGTGTTGAGCAATGAAGTAACTAAATTGTACAATGCTTACATACAAGGGCGTGCTTATGATTTAAATATAACAGTCCCGCCGGGTACGAGTAAATCAACAATCTTTTCGGTAATGTTGCCGGCATGGCTATGGGTACGCAACCCCTTATTGTCTATATTGAGCAGTTCCTATGCACAACAGTTGACAAACAACCTCACAATAAAAACTCGGGATATAATAGAAAGCGAAAAGTTCAAATATTATTTCCCGCATATACAATTGAGAGCCGACCGAAATCAAATAACAACATACCAAAACAAAAACGGTGGACTCCGTTTTGGAGCTTCCGTCGGTTCTGCTTTGACAGGGTTTCATTTCGATTTTATGATACTTGACGACCCGTTATCGGCTCACCAAGCTCAATCTGAAACGTACCGAACGAGAGCGACCAACTATTATTTCGGGACTATGCGGAGCCGTAAAATCGACAAACAGAACACTCCGACAATCCGACAATAACTATTTCGCAACGATTGCATGAAGACGATTTAATCGGAGTGCTATTAAAGCAGAAAAACTCAAACGCAAAATATTACTGTTTGCCGGCGGAATTGACCGACGATGTATATCCCGAAAACATGCGAAGCATATATCGAGACGGCTTACTTGACCCTGTACGTATGCCGAAGACAAGCCTTGACGATTTGAGACAGCAGGATAGTATTACTTACGCGACTCAATATTTGCTAACACCAATGAGTGATGACGCGGCACTATTCAAAAAAGAGAATATGCAATATTGCTCAATCGAGAATGGGTATATTGAAGTTCAGAACAAGCAAGTATCGGAAAGACAATTAACGAGGTTCTTTACAATCGACCTCGCGACTTCAATCAAAGAAACGGCCGACTTTACAGTATTGAGTTACTGGGGCATAGACAGGGATAACAATCTTTACCTAATCGATTGTTTCAGAGAGCGGGTTGAGGGCTACAAACATAAAGAGATTGTTAATAATTTCTATGAACGATACCGACCCGATTTTGTCGGAGTAGAAGCGGTGGCTTACCAAAGCACACTTGTTCAGGAACTTGTGCGGGCAGGCTTACCGGCGGTTGCATTGAAACCGGACCGAGATAAACGGAGTAGAGCAATTCCTGCGGCAGCTCGGCACCAAAACAAAACGATATATTTCAATAGAGAATTGAATTGTTTGACCGATATTGAATTGGAGTTGACACGGTTCCCGAACTCAAAGCACGACGATTTTGTCGATACTCTTTCTTACGCAGTACAATATCTGACCGAACAAACGTTTACAGATTTTTACACATACGACTACAAAGAAAGTAAAAACAATAATCAACCTGATTACGAATTATTTACAAGGGGTCTATAATGGGTTTATTCTCACGTGTTAAGGACACGGTAACAGAAATAGAGAGTGCAGGACGGATGTATCAGACGTACAAAAGCCTTGCTCAAATGAACAGCAAGTTGGAAAACAAATTTGAACCGCGCGACTTTTCGGGTTCAACTGTACAGAGCGGTCAAGTAACAATTGACAAAGATAAACGACCGGATGATATAGCAGAAAATCCGTATTCTGAAATATTCTCTAAACGAGGTTCGGTACCGGCTCAAATGAAAAATATGCTATTTGACGAAGTAATTGCAAAGGTTTGGCAGTTAAGAACAGCCGGGCTTACTCAATTAAATTTCGAGCTCGTATATGCCGACGGAGTGCCTGAATCGATTGTTAATTTGTTTGAACAACAAATACGACAAATCGATATGTATTATCTGATAACGGAGTTACAACAGGCAATCGCGACGGGGTACAATCCTATAAACTTTGTTTGGGAAAATGGTCTAATTAAAGAGGTTAACGGCTTGGACTTTTCTGCGTTTGCATTTACCAACAATCAGGATATGATATATGTAGAATCAGGTGAACCGCTTGACCCACGTTTATTTTATCCGTGTGTATACCGACAGACCGAGCAGAACCCATATGGGGACGCACAGCTCGTTGCTCTGTTCCCGCTTTACTATTCTGCAAAATATGTTCGGCAATTTTGGTCTCGGTATGTAGAGCAATGCGGGACGCCTTTCTTTTATGCAGTTGTGGATAAGCAAGTACTTGAAAAGTGGTCGGCCGGCAACAAAG